GGCTGGGACGGAAGTCACTGTCGTTCTCAAAATCGGTGGAGCTGCATGACAAGGTCATCGGGCATTATCTGAACATAAAACACTATCAGTAAGTTGGAGTCATTACCCTCTAACCGGATATCTAATGCCATTAACATCCCTTCAATTATGCCCTCAGCCTTCTGTAACCTTTTCCCGATATAACCATCAGAGCAGCAATGCTTACCTGCCAGTGACATGAATGTCATACCGACTACATAATAATCTACTAATAAATCGTGCAAATCGCTGTTGTTCTTTTTCAGACGGGCCATGCACCCGCAAATAATCATCGCGTCATCGTCACAACATTGCGGGCGAGATTTTACTTTTGAAGTAATTAATCCCTTAAAACCGGCGGCAATGGACGACCAGGTCACATCTTCATGATTATTAGCCGCCCACGCTCCCCAACGCTCAAGAACCATCTGAATATCACGCATCAACTTACTCCACAAAAATCAGACCAGAACGCCAATTACAAGCAAAAATCAACAAAACAGTATTAGTTGATTGTTATCTCTGACTTCATACTCCTGCTCCTGTCAGGGTTTTGGCGTAATTCTTCAGTATTCGGTAATCGGTCAAAACAGAACCGGGGAAACGATATAAGCGCAGATGCCCCCAGCGGTGGCGAAGAAGTTCTGCCATATAAAACTCAAACATCATTCATTCCCCATTTCGGTGATGGTCAGTTCCAGCCTCCCACCTTTGGTAACAGGCATCTTCACAACGCGGTAATCAACGACCTGAGCATCATCCAGCCAGAAACCTGCTTTGGTGAGTGCGTCAAAAGCGGCTTTTTGCAGATTATCCAGGTCACGGCGACGGCGATCCGGCATGTGGCACTCAATGCGGATTTTCACAGGCATAGCCAGGCCGATATCCAGCATTGCGTTTTTAATGATTCGGGCGACGTTATCGCGGTATGCCTGCCCCTCTGCACTGACGTGCGTGCGCCCGCGATTATGGCGGTAATAGCGATTATTGCTCGGAGGCCAGGGTAATGTGATACTGTAGGTATTCACGCCTTAATAACCCCCTCTTTCAGCCAGATAACCTGTGTTCTCGCCATACCTTCCAGCGCGCATTCTTTTGCATATGCAGCATCGACAAAATGTGTGCGGCGGTCGATTTCGTCGTGGCAGGCAGAACATGCAATGGTGGCAATCAGGTCTGGCGGTTTGATACCGGTACCGCACAATCCAGCCAGCCGGATATGTGCCAGTACAGACGTTTCAGAATTGCCATTACATACGCCAGGGATTCTTACCTGGCATTCCCGACCACGCGCTGCTTTTCTCAAATCAGCCATGATTCCTCCTTGCTGCCAGTCGCAACCATTTTTTATCAACCAGGCTAGCGGTATATCCGAGCAGTGTTGGTATTTCGGATGGCTTCAGCTCAGGCTTACGCTTACGACGATTTGATACTCTGTAGATGTGTCCGTTCATGACACGAATAAGCGGTGTAGCCATTACGCCTCCTGCTTGTCGCGGAGCAGCTGGAACTCGCAGCTCTGCGGAATAGTCAGGTGGCAGCCAATATTCACCGCCCAGGCTTCAACCTTACACAGGAAGACATACATCTCTCCGGTATCAAGATCGGAGGTATGGCGTAACGACTGGATAGTGGTGATATCACCGGTTACGACATCAACCAGGTCTTTGGTTTCATAACCGAGATATGTGTGTTTGAGAGCATCTTTTACCCAAGCTGGAGTGGCGAACGTTTTACCCCTGCTGATGAGGTATTCACTGATTTCGCTGTACCACATGTGGCTGAGTGCATTCTGGGAAAGACTGCGTTTCTCACGCCACGGTTTAAGCACCATGCGAAAGCATTTGCCCTCCTCCAGATAAGGCTGGATCTGCCGACCGATAGCGGTGAAGTTGCCGCGATGTAATTTGATGCCGTCTTGTGAGAGGTTCACGCTTCACCTCCGCAGAGGTCAAACGCTAGATGCAAAGAATTGCAGGTGCATTTCTGCATCTGTGAAGGGAGAAGAGAGTTTGGATTGTATGTGCGCATAAACGTCCCCGTTTAGCGCAGAAGTCACCGGAGTTGTTCAGGCTCCGGTGACATAATTATGCCGTGTTGATTTCCCAAAATCAAAATCGATAGAATTGCTCCTTCTTAAAACACTTTTACTCTCTGGAAGCTTTTCTTATCTCTCTTGGTGTTATATTAAAACGATTATGAAATCTTTCAGTAAAACGAGAAGGACACTTATAACCATTTTCTCTGGCAATCTCGCTTATAGGTTTTACCGTCGTTTGTATAGCAGACAACGCATTATTTAACCTCACATCGTCCAGTATACTTTGGAAACTTACCCCCTCGCTTGCTAGACGGCGATGTAATGTAGAAACAGAAATGTAGAGATATCGAGCAACCTTGTTTGCTGTCCATTTTGTGCCGGGTTCGGATAGCAGCAGGTTATAACAACGACTTATCAATGATTGTTTACTATATGATAAAAGTAAATGATTAACATGATTCACTCCTAACGAAAGTAGAACGCCCATTGCTAAGTGCTCCTGAATTTTAGTTGAGAAGCCTCGGGAAACAGATGTTTTTAGTTGCTCCCAACAATATATTAACTCAGGATTCTGAGGTAAAAAGAAACTTGTTTTGTTACGTATTTGATCAGTTACCGTATAAAGTTTTTGGAAACTCTCAATTAAATCAATGGGTAAGTAAAGCATTTCTGCAAGATAAAGCCCTGCTTCAGGATAATTCTCAATATAAAATTCATAACCACAAGGAAATAATATTATTTGATTATTATCAACAGTTAAAGTATGCGTCTCCCAATTGATAACTTTCTTTCCCTGACGGATACGACACAAAGCTGGCATAAGAGGCTTAACCCTATGAATCTCATGATGTTTATGCATCCGTATTTCTTCGATCTTTAAGTTAGTCTTACCTCTTGCCAGCATACTCTCACCCTACTTTATCTCATAAACTGGTGTTATCTCAGCGGTTGCGATTTTATTAGCATTAAGCATATAACCAACTAACGCTCCGCTGGAGTTAGAATCTACAGGAATCTTTTCAGTTTTTAGAGCCCATACTTTAAACTGGTAATGATGTGGTTTATCTCCTTTAGGAGGACATGCGCCACCAAACCCAGCATAGCCAAAATCATTTCGGCCTTGAACAGCACCAGTCGGCAGTTTTGTTCCATCACGTCTCCCTGCATCAACGGGCAAATATGTTACTGTTGCTGGAATATTAACAACAGTCCAATGCCACCAGCCACTGCCTGTAGGTGCATCTGGATCATATACAGTTACGGCAAAGCTTTTGGTACCTTCAGGAACACCAGACCAGGTTAATGAGGGCGATGTATTACCACCTTCACACCCAAATCCAGAAAAGACATGAGACGTTGTAAGTTGCTCTCCTGTTTTTATTTCATTACTAGTGACCTGAAATGCTGCAGCCTGCGCAGAAAATGTTATGAATGCCAATACAGTTGAAACGATAAGTGTTTTCATAAAAACCTCTTTGTTATGACCTATCGTTATTTTATTTGATATTCCTTTATCTCATTATGCATAAAGGCGCAATGTTCATGCAAAAGCAATCACAATTGTACCCCCAACCCAATTATTTGCCACAATATACACAAAGCACATTGATACTATCTAAAAACTCTGCTTTATTATTAGTAATACCTACGAAAGTCGGTGTTATTTTTTAACCTACCATTCAAAATACGTGACATACACCATTTTGCTCATAATAATTTGTCACGTATTTTCAGTATTTGAATCTGCGACCAAGAGTTCTCACCTAACAAATGATTAAGATTGTATAGCTCATTTACTACCCCAATACAGCCGTACAAAACTCGCTTGTGGGAGCAAACAAAGTAATTACCCATTAAGTTTCGTCAAAGATAATTAATTCTGTCTTGCACTTTATCACCATAGCATAACTTAAAATCCGAGATCATTATTTAGAAATAAATCTCACCATCAACCATATATTTGAGAGCACTTATCGCCTGCTGGGCGGATATTACTTTCATTAAAGGATAGTGTTTAAAAACAATGCCATTCATAAAATAGATATCACAGGTTTTATTATCCGTATTAATTATGATTTTTTCGAATGTTTTATAGGCAAGTGTACGGCATAACTCTCGTCCATTTTTACTGGTTAAGTCAATAGCATAAAAATCACTGAATGAATTTACACCTTTACTCTTCAAAGTTTTCAATGATACCGAAGCCCTTCGTAATTCCTTATCTAATAGTCTTATTTTCTCTGCTATAGCGGTAACTTCAGGCGCGACAGACAATGCAACGATTAAATTATTAATTTTCATCTGAAGCTCAATAATTTTTAACTCTAAAGTTTCATTAGCATCTTTCTTGTTTTCAACTGGTTGAATTTTGCTACAATTAAAAAGCAATTCATTAATGATATTATAATCAACCAAATCTCTTTTTATTGATGGCCTGTCACATCGATGTAATCTTCTCATCGGACAAACATAATAGCCATGCAAACTTCCAGATACCGCATGAACAATCATGGTATTACCACAAGCCTCACACTTCATAACTGTTCGAAGTAGATTTATTAGCATAGGATTCTTGCTACTATTGCTAATACCAAAAGGTGCCAACCGAATTTCCTGTACAGCGTAAAACAAATCATCTGATATGACTCTGGGATAATAGCCAGCGATTTCACTTATCCCTTTCCCTCTTGCACGATATGAAGGTACGCATATACCTATCAGAGTTTTATTCGCTAATAATTTTTCAATTACAGAAGGTCCCCATGCACTTTCTTTTCCTGAGAAATTCTTTACAGCATGATCATTTAAATACTTGGCTATTGCATTCAATGAGCGCCTTTCCATCCTGAGTTTAAAAATTAGCTCAATAGTTTTCACCCTGTCGGGGTCTGGAACAAAAGCCGTTCTTTTGTCATCTAAGGAGAGCCATCTCGGACAAGACGCCGTCATAATCGTACCTGATTCCAGTGCATCCTGCCGTTTTTTCTTCCATGATAATTTAACCCGACTTGACTTTATCTCGCTTTCTTCATTTGCCCTTTGTGCTATAAGTATGGCTTTTATTAATGAATATGGCTCATTCAAAGAGTCAATATTATAGACTGTATTGTCGCAAAGAGTTATAACATCAATACCGTGATTCAAAATCAATTTCAGACGTTCAATCGCTTCACCGACGTTTTCTCTTGAAAGTCTGTCCAGACTTTCAACTAACAATGTAGTTCCTGGCAATATATAACCATGCTCTATAGCATCTAAAAATTCCGAAAAAGCTCCTGATTGTGCATGCTTTCCTTTGAATGCACTTAATCCTAAATCTTCATATGTTATGGTATCAAGATAATAATCACTATTTACCTTTAACCATTCAGCAATAAGTCTTCTCTGTCGGTTTAATGAGTCGCCAGACATCTGACCTGGTGATGAAAATCGCATATATGCTATGGCTTTTTTCATGGTGACACCTGCTAACGTATGCTTTTATAAACCTTAGTGGTGGGATATAATTTTTGTTTAATTTTTATTTAAAAAGACAATTAAGGTCACATTATCTTGAATATACAACAATAATCGTATTGCAATTTTCTTACGCCATAATCTTGAAAGCACAAAAGAATACATAAAAAATAAAGACATTAACAAAAAGCATAAAACGAGGCTCATATAAATATAAGAGCCTCCATATTTTAGTCGTTTAGAAACAAATTATTTTAATGTGGTGTGCTTCGTGACAATAAATTAATAACCAACACACCGGCACAAATCAACATCATGCCTATAATGGCTGGCAGGTCCAGCCGTTGGCCGAAAAATCCCCATGACAGTAAGCTAATCAGGACAATACCGACTCCTGACCAGATAGCATAAGCAATCCCTGTAGGAATATAAGCCAGCGTCTGAGCTAATAACCAGAATGATGCACAATAACAAATAATTGTACCAACAGATGGCCATAACCGTGTAAAACCTTCTGAAAACTTCATTAAGGTTGTACCAATGACCTCTGCAAGTATTGCACCACCAAGATAAATATAAGGGTTCATAGCATATTCTTTCCTGTTCAAACTGGAGAGAATTGTACTACAGTTTGAACTCAACTCACCTGTTTCATCATTGTGTTCCCATTGATGTTCTTTTATATACCCTCAGTACCCGTTTCATCGCGGCACTCTGGCGACACTCCTTAAAAATCAGATTCGTGCTCACCTTTCCTTCCCGTTCTTCTCTGGTAGCGAACCGGTAATACACCGTTCGCCAGACCTTACCATCAACGACCAGGATTCCTGCCCGCGCCATTTTAGCCGCAGCCTGATTTATGCTGGTTACGGTTGCGCCTGTTACCGCGGCAACGTCCTGTGCACAGAAGCTCTTATGCGTCCCCAGGTAATGAATAATTGCCTCTTTGCCCGTCATACACTTGCTCCTTTCAGTCCGAACTTAGCTTTAATTTCTGCGATCTTCGCCAGCGCCTGTAATAGATTTAGAGGTCTGCCGCCCATGACAGGAAGTTGTTTTACTGGTTCAGGTATCGCCTCACCACGGTTAATTCGCGCTGTCATACAGGTCAGTTCATCGGCAGCCTTGCGTCGTAATTCCGCGTCAGTCAGCGCATTGGCCCGCATGTTCTGATACAGGTTGGTAACCAGCCAGTAGTGCGCGTTTGATTTCCACGGATAAGACTCTGCATCCGGATACAGGCCACGCTTCCGGCAATACTCGTAAACCATATCAACCAGCTCGCTGACGTTTGGCAGCCCGGCGGTAACGGATGCTTCTTCCCGGCACCATGCAACAAACTGCCCGGGTGATGGCAGAAATGGTCTATTCTGCCGACGGGCAACACGCATTCCGGCGCTCACCTGTTCCATCGTGGTGATCCCGTTTTCCCGGAAAGCCAGAACCCACTGGCGGCGGATTTCGTTCAGTTCGTTCTGGTCACGATTAGCCAGGCTCGCCGGGAAAGTTGCCAGTAACTGGCTGAATACACCGTTGATTATCTGCGCTACCTGCTGTACCTGCGGCTTTTCGTCGTACTGTTCCGGCATGTTGTTGGCGATCCGACGCATCTGCTCACGGTCAAAGTTAACCATCTGTGCGGCGATGTTTTTCATAGATCCACCCCGTAAATCCAGTCAGTGTTTGTCAGGTCGAGTTTTGGTTTTCCAGCTGTCACGCCAGCCTGTTGCTTGTTACGGTTGATTTCGAGTTGGGTCCACTTGTCGCGGAGTTTGGCCGGACTTAGCACGTTACCGGACCAGAAGTTGTCCTGGCATGCCCATTGGTTTGCTAGCTGTCACGCCAGCCTGTTGCTTGTTACGGTTGATTTCGAGTTGGGTCCACTTGTCGCGGAGTTTGGCCGGACTTAGCACGTTACCGGACCAGAAGTTGTCCTGGCATGCCCAGCGGAACAGCACGCACATATCGCGGTGGTTACGTCCGTCACGTTCACGCATCAGGCGGATATCGTTAGCCCACCCAGCAAAATTCGGTTTTCTGGCTGATGGCGCGATGGTCTTCACCATGTCAAACATCCACTCTGCGGCGGTCAGGTCTTCTGCTGTCCCCCACTTGCTGCCGCTCTGAATTGCAGCATCCGGTTTCACCACAGGAAGATCGTTTTCTGGTTGGTCAGAGGATTCGCCAGAATTCTCGGACGAAAAAGGTTTTATATTGTCTTTTGTTAGTTTGTCTTTTGTGTTTACCTGATTCGGGTAAACGCCTTTACCTGATTTGGGTAAATTTACCTCTTTCAGGTAAACTTTATTTTTCTTACCTGATTCGGGTAATGTTGACCATTCACTGACCACATTATTAATGCCGGTATTCCGCCCGCTCTGAATAAAAATCCCACGCTTTACCAGAACACTTTTTGCAGCAGAACACTTGTGCGGCAATATCCCGGTTAATTCGGAAAGTTGCTCGTTGCTAACCCAATCCAGTTTTTTATTAAAGCCATATGTTTTGCGCATGACAGCCAGAAAGACCAGAAGCTGGTGCTGTGTTAATCCGGCCAGCATCACAGCTTCCAGCAACTCGTTTGCAATGCGCGTATAACCATCATCGAGATCTGCCACGCGCGGCTCCTTTTGTGCCGCATCCGGCACTGGAAAATTGAATATCTCAGCAGTGTTTGCCATAATTCCTCCCGCAATGAGTGTGTTACGATTTGCACCTGAAAGTCGGTTCTGTTCCAGCAGACCGGCTTTCGCCATTTCTGAACCTGTCATATTGCCCCCAGCATGGTGGTGACCATTGCCATCAGTGGACCAGCCAGATCCGGGTCCACTCGAAACATCGACACAATGCCTTCACTCATCTCCTTCAGTTTCTGGTGGCGTGGTGCGTTGAGAATGACCGCCTGCTTTGCCTCACTGAGTTCCTTTTCCATTTCAGCCAGCCGAGCCATGAAGCTATCCTGCTCAACTAGGTAACCGCGATATTCCAGCGGTAGTACCGCCAGAATTGCCGGGGTCAGTTCACGCACGTTATTTCTGTATTTTTCAGAATCGAATTTGTTATCGAGGAAGCGGAACAGCTTCTGGCGTGCACGGCTGACATCATCAGGGAAATCGATGGTGCCGCCGCCCTGCTCCCGATACTCATTCACAATGAGTGCGGCAACGACATCCTGATTATCTACAGCCGACCAGGCGCGGACGGCATCACGGATTTTTTCGTGGCCTGGAGCTTGTTTTGTTTGAGAACGATTTATCACCGCAGTCGGGCTAAATCCGCTAGTCTGTTGGTATGTAAGTGGTTGCATAATTGACTCCTTTAGTTTGAATTGACTGTTAAGTTGATTGCTTATTGTTAAAGAGCGTGAAATGGAAATTTAAGCTGCGTTCTTTTCAGTGTGTGGAAACAACTTCGGAAGATCCGGGCGAATCTGGTATGCCTTCACTACTCCACCAGTAGCCGTAACAATGCTGCCGACATGTTCAGGGGATACCTTTGCTTTGTTGTGAAGCCACTTATAGACGGCCTGCTGTGAAACTTCGCAGGCAGCGCCTAGTTTCTTTTGTGAACCAACGATATTGATCGCTGTTTTGATGGCTGGGTTCATAACAACCTCCGTGGTTAATTTGAATCAAGATTAAAACCATGGTTGTTTTTAGTCAACAACCATTTTCGTTTGATGAAATAAAACCTTGGTTGTACATTTGGACTATGAAAACAACACTCTCAGAAAGACTTAAAGAAGCCAGATTAGCGCGAGGCCTTACACAAAAGGCGCTTGGGGATTTGGTCGGGGTTAGCCAAGCAGCTATTCAGAAAATCGAAACAGGGAAAGCTAACCAAACAACTAAAATCGTGGAGATCGCGAACGCTTTGGGTGTGCGCGCAGAATGGTTATCTTCTGGCGTTGGAAATATGTCAGACAGTACAGTGCAACCAATACAAACAACTGTCAGCCATTCCAAATACTTTAAGATTGACGTTCTTGATATCGAAGTGAGTGCCGGGCCGGGAGTCATCAACCGTGAGTTTGTAGAAGTTCTACGTTCGGTTGAGTATTCGTTTGACGATGCTCGTCACATGTTCGATGGCAGGAAGGCGGAAAATATCCGTATCATTAACGTACGCGGTGACAGCATGTCAGGAACGATCGAACCAGGTGATCTGCTGTTCGTTGATATCACGGTTAAATCTTTCGACGGTGATGGTATCTATGCGTTTCTGTACGACGACACAGCCCATGTAAAGCGCCTGCAAATGATGAAGGATAAACTGCTGGTTATCTCTGATAACAAGAGCTACTCACCGTGGGACCCAATCGAGAAAGACGAGATGAACCGGGTATTCATCTTCGGGAAAGTCATCGGGAGCATGCCGCAGACGTATAGGAAGCATGGATAATTCGACATAAATTCAACAAGTTAACTTTGGCTTCAAAAAAGCATCGATAACATTGCATTATATTTTTCCTTTTGTCTAACTTAAAAGGATGAACAATGGAAGAACGTGGGAATTACCTAATAGAACCCCTAGAAGTAATTGGTTCTGGCGGTTTTGGCCTTGTAGAAAAAATAAGGTTATATAACTCACAAAGAAAAATTTGTGGTCTATATGCCAGAAAAATTTTACGACCTGATGCAACAGATCCTGAACTCTTTACCAGATTTGAACGAGAAGTAAGATATCAAACTGAATGCCTGCATACTAATATTGTCCAAATATTCATATGCCACTTACAGAATGCTCAGCCTTGGTTCGTAATGGAACTAGCAGAAACAAATCTTGAAGAAGAAATAAAAAGTGGAACTCTTACAAAGGCTGAAAAAATCTCTATTGTAAAAATGGTACTAAATGCCGTCGGATGGATTCATAAGAAAGGATATCTTCATCGGGATATAAAACCACTAAATGTACTAAAATTTAAAGATGGAATTTATAAGTTATCTGACTTCGGCCTTGCAAAAAATGTGTCACCAGATGCCAATACACAGCTATTAACACAAATTGGCCAATACCCCGCTACTCCTAAATACTTTGATTACAACGTTTTCCTCAACGGATATTCAAAACAATCAGATATATATTCAATTGGTATTTTAATTGAAGAATTAAATATTGATGGTTTTGATGATATAATAAACAAATGTACGCATAGACAACTTAACAAAAGATTCCTGACCGTAGAGCAGATCTTTGAGGAATTGGAGTTGAAACGCTTATGATTAGCATACTCTCATCATCCATATTTTCTGTACCAAAACATAATGGCAGGGAAAATCAAGATAGCGTGCTTTATCCACTTCAAACACCAAATGGTTATCTTATGGCTATAGCTGATGGGGTTGGTGGTTATAAAGGAGGAAAAGAAGCATCTGCAGCAGTAATAAATCATTTGTATAGTATTAAAGACAGCTTCACTCATGAAGACAATGTCTTATCCTTACTTAAGACCCTACAAGAAAAGGTGGCATCTCTTTCGTCAGTTGATAAAGAATTAGCATCTGCTGCTACAACTTTAACAATGTGCCTACTTCACAATCAAGGTCTAACAATTATACATGTAGGTGACTGTCGTGTTTATTTAAAAAATGGAAATAAGCTAATCCAATTAACAACAGATCATACTCAACATCAAATGTTGATAGATAGCGGTATTTATACAGCTCGACAGCTCAAAAATGCAAAAGGTAAAAATATTATTACAACTGCACTTGCTGCCAAGATCCCCCTTCAACATCAAGTCATAAATATTGATAAAGATGAACTTCCTCTTGACGATGGTGTTCTATCTCTATTCATCATGTCTGATGGCGCGCATACCTTTTGGGAGCAACGCCCACGATTTTCTTACCGTACATTGTCAACCGCATCAAGGTTTGCCTCCAGCCTAATGCGAAGAATAGAGACAAAAGGCCCGACTGACGATTATTCTCTTATAGCGGTAAATGTAAAGTATTTGTAAACTTCCCGGCCACCGTGCCGGGTTTTCTTTTATCCCCTCCCCTCATCACATATACCGTTCAAAAAACCACCACAATCTCCCTTCAGTTATCGCTATGCGATGCAAGTCACAAAATAAACCCATCCTAAATACAACCAGTTACATCTAAAACAACCAATAAAACAACTTTCGTTGTTGACGATAAAACAACTATAGTTTTAAATAAATTCATCGCAACAACACAACGATACGGCAACCACCTGATTCACCGTTGCGATGACCGCTTAGATCCGCAGCTTGAATTTCAGCTGGCTCCGGGGAGTGCGAGGGGTGAAACGGACGCGTGAACGTCGGTGTGACCAGCTGAAATCAACTCAACACTTCATACCTCAGTCGCTTCAACGAGGCGGCTTAGTTATGACAACCGGCGGCCATCCACCGCCTGAATACGCGCAGAAGTCTCTATATGTTCAGCAGCCCAGCTTACGGGCAGGAGTTTTTATGGTTCATCAACATTATGGAACGCAGACCGTTAATCGAGGTGCGGTCATGCCAGGAATGCTGGTCAAACACAAAGATGGTACCTGGACTGCATCAGCTAATTTACGCGGACGGCTTTATCTGCATCGCGGCATCGAGCGCACTTATACCCGTGATTTGCTCGTGGAAGTTTTTCTCGACGGACGCGGTAACGGCCTGAATCACTAATCCCCTTTCCTGTTTTCCTAATCAGCCTGGCATTTCGCGGGCGATATTTTCACAGCCATTTTCAGGAGGTCAGCCATGAACGCTTATTACATTCAGGATCGTCTTGAGGCTCAGAGCTGGGCGCGTCACTACCAGCAGATCGCCCGTGAAGAGAAAGAGGCAGAACTGGCAGACGACATGGAAAAAGGCCTGCCCCAGCACCTGTTTGAATCGCTATGCATCGATCATTTGCAACGCCACGGGGCCAGCAAAAAAGCCATTACCCGTGCGTTTGATGACGATGTTGAGTTTCAGGAGCGCATGGCAGAACACATCCGGTACATGGTTGAAACCATTGCTCACCACCAGGTTGATATTGATTCAGAGGTATAAAACGGATGAGTACAGCACTCGCAACGCTGGCAGGGAAGCTGGCTGAACGTGTCGGCATGGATTCTGTCGACCCACAGGAACTGATCACCACTCTTCGCCAGACGGCATTTAAAGGTGATGCCAGCGATGCGCAGTTCATCGCATTACTGATCGTTGCCAACCAGTACGGCCTTAATCCATGGACGAAAGAAATTTACGCCTTTCCTGATAAGCAGAATGGCATCGTTCCGGTGGTGGGCGTTGATGGCTGGTCCCGCATCATCAATGAAAACCAGCAGTTTGATGGCATGGACTTTGAGCAGGACAACGAATCCTGTACATGCCGGATTTACCGCAAGGACCGCAATCATCCGATCTGCGTTACCGAGTGGATGGATGAATGCCGCCGCGAACCATTCAAAACCCGCGAAGGCAGAGAAATTACGGGGCCGTGGCAGTCGCATCCCAAACGGATGTTACGGCATAAAGCCATGATTCAGTGTGCCCGTCTGGCCTTCGGATTTGCTGGTATCTATGACAAGGATGAAGCCGAGCGCATTGTCGAAAATACTGCATACACTGCAGAACGTCAGCCGGAACGCGACATCACTCCGGTTAACGATGAAACCATGCAGGAGATTAACACTCTGCTGATCGCCCTGGATAAAACATGGGATGACGACTTATTGCCGCTCTGTTCCCAGATATTTCGCCGCGACATTCGTGCATCGTCAGAACTGACACAGGCCGAAGCAGTGAAAGCTCTTGGATTCCTGAAACAGAAAGCCACTGAGCAGAAGGTGGCAGCATGGCACAAATTACGGCTCGGCGTCATCACCGCTTCAGAAGTTCACAACGTGATAGCAAAGCCCCGATCAGGAAAGAAGTGGCCTGACATGAAAATGTCCTACTTCCACACCCTGCTGGCTGAGGTTTGCACCGGTGTGGCTCCGGAAGTTAACGCTAAAGCGCTGGCCTGGGGAAAACAGTACGAGAACGACGCCAGAACCCTGTTTGAGTTCACTTCCGGCGTAAATGTTATTGAATCCCCGATCATCTATCGCGACGAAAGTATGCGCACCGCCTGCTCTCCCGATGGTTTATGCAGTGACGGCAATGGCCTTGAGCTGAAATGCCCGTTTACCTCCCGGGATTTCATGAAATTCCGGCTCGGTGGTTTCGAGGCCATAAAGTCGGCTTACATGGCCCAGGTGCAGTACAGCATGTGGGTGACGCGAAAAGATGCCTGGTACTTTGCCAACTATGACCCGCGTATGAAGCGTGAAGGCCTGCATTATGTCGTGATTGAGCGGAATGAAAAGTATATAGCGAGTTTTGACGAGATGGTGCCGGAGTTCATCGAAAAAATGGACGAGGCACTGGCTGAAATTGGTTTTGTATTTGGGGAGCAATGGCGATGAAACATCCTCACGATAATATCCGCGTAGGCACGATCACTTTCGTCTACTCCGTTACGAAGCGAGGCTGGGTATTTCCCGGCCTTTCTGTTATCCGAAATCCCCTGAAAGCACAGCGGCTGGCTGAGGAGATAAATAATAAACGGGGAGCTGTATGCACAAAGCATCTCCCGTTGAGTTAAGAACGAGTATCGAGATGGCACATAGCCTCGCTCAAATTGGAGTCAGGTTTGTGCCAATACCAGTAGAAACAGACGAAGAATTTCATACGTTAGCCGCATCCCTTTCACAAAAGCTGGAAATGATGGTGGCGAAAGCAGAAGCAGATGAGAGAGACCAGGTATGACAACCACGGAATGCATTTTTCTGGCAGCGGGCTTCATATTCTGTGTGCTTATGCTTGCCGACATGGGACTTGTTCAATGACACCTCAGCAGGAAAACGCCCTTCGCAGCATTGCCCGTCAGGCTAATTCTGAAATCAAAAAAGCCAGACAGCAGTTTCCGGATAAAAACGTCGATGACATTTGCCGTAGCGTACTGAAGAAGCACCGCGAAACGGTAACGCTGATGGGATTCACACCGACTCATTTAAGCCTGGCGATCGGCATGTTAAACGGCGTCTTTAAGGAACGGTGAACATGAAAAGCAAAATCATCAGGGAGCTACAGGCTCCTTTTTTATTGTTCGCATTCATCCTCAAGCGTATTAACCAACAATTCAGGGATTAATGGAAGATGGCAGACATCATTGATTCGGCATCAGAAATCGAAGAATTACAGCGCAATACAGCAATAAAAATGCGTCGTCTGAACTACCAGACTGTATCCGCAACTCATTGTTGTGAGTGTGGCGATCCGATAGATGAGCGAAGACGCCTGGCTGTTCAGGGTTGTCGGACTTGTGCAAGTTGCCAGGAGGAGATCGAACTTAAGAACAAACAATGGGGACTGTGATGGCCTCAAAGCAGCAAATTTCAACATCGTCCAACTGAGGTGTAAAAATGTTCAGAATCATTTTTCCTAACACCTGGTACGTCGACCACCACGGCACTCCCTGCAAAATCCTGCGTTCTACCCACAACAAAGTTCACTACATCCGAAAAGGCAGAACATGTATCGCCAGCATGTTCCGCTTTAATCATGACTTTGAACCTGTGAATAAAGCTGATGCAGATCGGATAGCAGAAGAGATCGAAACGGCAGAACACATTAAGAAGTTACGTGACATGCGTTCAAAAAGCAGAGGTAACCATGGAATCATACAGCCTCACACTCGATGAGGCCTGTCAGTTTCTTAAGATATCCAGACCAACCGCCACCAACTGGATACGAACAGGCCGCCTACAGGCAACACGTAAAGATCCAACCAAGCCAAAATCTCCTTACCTCACAACACGGCAAGCCTGCATTGCGGCGCTTCAGTCTCCGCTGCATACTGTCCAGGTGAGCGCGGGTGATGGCATAACAGAGGAAAGAAAATGTCACTCTTCCGCAGAAATGAAATATGGTATGCCTCGTATTCGCTCCCGGGCGGGAAACGAATTAAGGAATCTCTTGGCACAAAGGACAAGCGGCAAGCTCAGGAGTTGCACGACAAGCGAAAAGCAGAACTCTGGCGAGTAGAAAAGCTAGGGGATTTACCTGATGTCACTTTTGAAGAGGCCTGCCTAAGATGGCTTGAGGAAAAAGCTGATAAAAAATCTCTCGATTCAGATAAAAACCGGATTGAGTTCTGGCTTGAACATTTTGAGGGTATAAGGCTTAAAGATATCTCGGAGGCAAAGATTTACTCTGCTGTAAGCAGAATGCATAACAGAAAGACGAAAGAAATATGGAAACAGAAAGTTCAGGCCGCCATCAGGAAAGGTAAAGAACCGCCTGTTTATGAACCAAAGCCAGTATCAACTCAGACAAAGGCAAAGCATCTTGCCATGATAAAGGCCATTCTCCGTGCTGCAGAACGCGACTGGAAGTGGCTGGAAAAAGCGCCTGTCATCAAGATACCAGCGGTCAGAAACAAGCGAGTCAGATGGCTGGAAAAGGAGGAAGCAAAACGCCTTATTGATGAGTGCCCCGAACCACTGAAATCTGTCGTCAAGTTTGCGCTGGCAACTGGTCTGAGAAAGTCGAACATCATAAATCTGGAATGGCAACAAATCGACATGCAGCGACGAGTTGCCTGGGTGAATCCAGAAGAGAGCAAATCAAACCGCGCCATTGGTGTGGCGCTGAACGATACCGCCTGTAAAGTGTTGCGTGATCAAATAGGCAAGCATCACAAATGGGTGTTTGTACATACCAAGGCGGCTAAGCGAGCAGATGGAACATCAACGCCTGCGGTCAGGAAGATGCGCATCGACAGCAAGACATCATGGCTATCAGCTTGTCGTCGTGCAGGAATTGAAGATTTCCGTTTCCATGACCTCAGACACACCTGGGCAAGCTGGCTGATTCAGTCAGGCGTCCCATTATCAGTGCTTCAGGAAATGGGCGGATGGGAGTCCATAGAAATGGTTCGTAGGTATGCTCACCTTGCGCCTAATCATTTGACAGAGCATGCGAGGAAAATAGACGACATTTTTGGTGATAATGTCCCAAATATGTCCCACTCTGGAATTATGGAGGATATAAAGAAGGCGTAACTGATTGAATTGTAATGGCGCGCCCTGCAGGATTCGAACCTGCGGCCCACGACTTAGAAGGTCGTTGCTCTATCCAACTGAGCTAAGGGCGCGTTGATACCGCAATGCGGTGTAATCGCGTGAATTATACGGTCAACCCTTGCTGAGTCAATGGCTTTTGATCTGGTTGCTGAACAAATGAACGACCGCGTCTGATTTTCTGATTTATTTCGCTATAGCGGCAAACAAACACACACCGCTGCGCGTCTGAATCAAGAAAACCCGTATTTTCATGTATCAAAGTACAATTTACCGCCCTAACGGAAAATTGTCCGCTCCTATGAGACTGGTAACTATGAAACCAACGTCGGTGATCATTATGGATACTCATCCTATCATCAGAATGTCTATTGAAGTTCTGTTGCAAAAAAACAGTGAATTGCAGATTGTCCTGAAAACGGATGATTACCGCATAACCATCGATTATCTCCGAACCCGTCCTGTTGATTTAATCATTATGGGGTAATGACTCCAACTTATTGATAGTGTTTTATGTTCAGATAATGCCCGATGACTTTGTCATGCAGCTCCACCGATTTTGAGAACGACAGCGACTTCCGTCCCAGCCGTGCCAGGTGCTGCCTCAGATTCAGGTTAT